TGGTCTAAACTCGAACGCCAAAGTCCAGCGCCAGTAGGCCAAGCCGTTTTCGTAGACAGCCTGAGCGTTCAAACTGTTTAGCCTGGTTGTTTTTGCCGCCAGCGAAATCGTCGAGCCTGGTGGTGTGATAGTTAGCGTGGTTGCATTCAGTTTGCCGACTGCGCTCATCCACGCCTCAGATGGTGGAGTGGATGCGTTCAGGCCGATGGTGATTTGAGCGCCAAACTTCTGGATCTCGCTAGCTGGCAGGAATGGATCGTAGGCACTGTTAAGTATTGCGTTGCCGTCCACATCTCCGCGCAGCGCCTCTGGATAGGCGACAGTAGAGATCTGGTAATCACGAGGCCTCGATAGTGGCGATTGAACCCGGTCGGCGGGTGCTTGGCCTTGCTGCTGTGTGTCTATCGCAGGGTTGCCGGTTGCACCAGTGCCAGTGCCACCCCCTTGAAATGTGTCAGCATTGTAGGCGTAGTTGGCTGTTACTCGCCAGAGCGTGCCGTCGTTCTGGTCTTGGTCTACCGAGAAGCCAACGCAGTAGGCCAGCGAGTCTTCTGGATGAACTGACCAAATCAACGGCAGGCTGGGATGGCTGCCTGCGTAATAGGGACCGTAGCCAGCAGAGTCAGTCTTGACCAAGAACGCGCGCTTGTACGCTCGCTGGTAGCGCTGGTCAACGCTGCCGCTTCGGCCTTCGATGACTTCTCTGAATAGCGTGTAGGCCATGTTTTACCTCAGACGCCTACCTGGACTGTGCCGGGTAGTTTGATACCAGCCAAAAGTGTCAGCATTTCTGCGCCTTGGCGAGTTTGTTCTTTAGCCTCTGCTAATATCTCCTGTTGTGGTTCTTTACCGCCGCCCAGCTGGTTGCGAACCATGGCCTCAACTGCTGCCGTGCTACCTGCTTGCAACCGCTGAACAGAAAAATCCGCAGCACTTGCAAGCTGGCGTTGTGGGATTTTGATAGCGTCAAGAGGTTGGCCGCCTTTTGGAAGACCCAGATCGTTTGCTCTACGAATATCCGCAACTGCTGCACCTTTTTTAATGTTGTCAAAAAAAGCAGTAATCTGCCCTTCTCTGGCAACTCGGTCTTGCTCAGCTTGTTTAACGCCTATCTGGTCTAGGAATTCTCTAGTCTCTAGCAGCGCTGCAGTCTCGCCGGAAATCAATCCTGATACGCCTTGGTCAAAAACAATCAGCACTTTTTTGGCCATCGTCTCCAGATTGATAATGATCTTTTGAAACTCTGAAGCAAAATTATTTGCAGTCTTTGCAATTATTTCAGCAATCTCAAAAGCAAAATCCCTGCTTTTCTGGAAAGACGATTGAAGCCTGTCCGCCTCCCCAGCCGGACCAAGCGCTTCTAGTAGTCCTTTGGTAATCTCCTTGACTATGCTGCTAATAGCATCAATCACACCGCGAAGACTTGCCAGGAATGCTGGAATATCCAAGCCGTCTATCAAGCCTTTTCCAATGTCCCTGAACAGTTCAACAACGCCTTGTTGTAAACGGCTTAGCTGGCCATCAAAACTGTTAAACAGCCTTTGAGCTGCCTCAATAGCTCCCGGTGTTTTGACTGCATCCTGCATGGCCAATACCGCAGTACTCGCCTGAACGGTCTTATTGTTGACTGCATTGATGGCATCTTCCACCGAGTGAAACTGGCCGGTTACTTTGCTCAGGCGCACGGCCAAAGCCTCGTAAACTTTTAGGCCGCTTGCCTGCATCTGCTGCAGTGTAGAGGCCTCGGCAACACCAGATTTAACCATCTCACTAATACCGCCAGCCAATTGACCTAGGCCACCCTGCCCAAGCAGTGGTGCCACATTGGCAAATGTTCGCATTAACTTTTCGGCGCTGCCGGCATCAACGCCTGCCGTGGCAAGCTGCTGGAATCCACCGACAACCTCATTAAGCGGCACACCCATATCGCGCGTGATCTGGCGCAAATTTTCTAGGCTTTCAGCTCCTTTATCGAAGCTGCCGGCCAGCAGGCCCATTTTGACTTGCATGGTTTCCAGCTCGCCGCCAAGCTTAATCATTTCACCAACAGCGGCAATTGGCGCGCCTATAAAGAACTGCGTAACGCCTCGCAGCATGTCAAAACCAGACTTGACATCGTTGGCACCTTTAAGCGCCTGTGCCAACCGGCCAAATGCACCACCAGCTTCGTCAGCTTTTTTGCCAGCCTCGCTTGTTTTCTTTGCTGTTCTAGCTAATCCGTCTTCAGCCTGTTGGCCATTCCATCCAAGGTTGATCGCTAATTTACTGATTGTCGCCATGGATGCTTGCTCCCGTGGCTTTCAAGTATGTCAAAATGGAATCACGGTCAGGCTCATGCTTGTCGAAACGAGGTATCCAATCACTCACCTTTGTGTTTTTGCACCAAGGCGCTGCGCTGGCATAGCAGGAAATGGCATTCAGCAGATCCTGCCGATATGGCCCCCATGGCTCAACTGCCAGCAAGGCGATCCATTCAGATAGTTCACAACTAGTCAACCGATCACCCAGCTCAGCCACCGTCATACCAAGATGGCCGGCTAAGGCAAACATCAGGCGGCGGGTGCTTCCGCCTGGTTCTCGTAGTTTTTTTCCAGTTCATCCACATCTGATTTAGTGAGTCTGTTAATTCGCATGGACGCTTCAAAGATGCGATCCATTGCCGAGGCAGGCAACTCGCCGAGGGCGGCCACATCAGAATCAGCAAACATGCGCAGGCCAGTGCTATCTGACAAGGTCAGCACCGCCAACCTGGCGCGGATGTTAAACATCTTTGCGCTGCCTTTTTTATCGATAGACGAAGCCTCAAAGGCATCTCTTTCGCTGGCAGTAATTTCCTTAACGAACACGGTGCCACCCCACTCTGGCACCTTGATTTCCTCAACACGGCCTCGACTTTTGCCAAGGATTTCGTCCCTATTTAAGCCCATTCAATTTCTCCGTTAGACAGCAGTTACTTGCAAGGTTACTGAAAAGCGCAATGCCTCATCACTTGCGCCAACAGTTGGTTCAGTAATTCCGCTGATGTAGCCTTGGTAGCTGATCAGCGCATCGATGGTTGAGCCAGGGAAATTAAGGCTCAGCGTGACGCTGTTGTAGCCAATGCTTGAACCAGTAACAGTCGCTTGCCAATCGCGCAGCGTTTTAAGCGTATTGGTGGCCGTAGCTGTGTCTTCGAGGTAAACCTCAAAAGTCACAGTGCCTGGATCAACCCGGCTTGGCAGGCGCTTCAACGTGTAGTCAGACAAACCAGTAATTTCAGCCATTGCCACTGATCGAGTGGTGCCGGTGACGCTGATGCAATTCAGGACAATCGCACTGCCAGTTGCTGGCGTCAATGTCGCAATCGTTCCAAGTGGTAGTACTACAGCCATGTCTTGCTCCTCATTCTGTGTATGTTCCGACAATCTCGATAGAGATTATGCGTGCTGACTCGTCCGATCCGTCTTGATAAAGCTCATTGGAGCTTGCTTCTTCTTCGACCAACCATTGATGGACAAACAAGCTGCCAATAGTCTGCCGGCTTGGTGTTGCAGCAATGGCAGATGCGATCCAGTTTGCTGTAGCCTGTGAGCTACTGCGCGTCTCGCCGACAACTGTGACCTGTACACGTTCAGTAGTTGCGACCACGGAACCGCCAGTGGTTCTTTGCCGTTGCCTGCTAACAGACTGGTAAACAGCATAAGGCTGGCTTGTATTACCTTGGCCGGTTTGGTCGGGTGATATTCCGCCAGGCAAATAGGTGGCATAGTTGGCGTAGGCGGCCAAATAGGTGCGCACAGCTTGACCAAGTACGCTCATACTGTGGCAGTCCTTTTGGCCATCGCCTTTTGCAACTCTTCACTAAGGATGCGTGCCGTAATGTCTTCGCATTGCGATCTATTGGCATTTAATGCCGGCTTTAAAAATGGTTTCCCAGCTACTGGCCGTAGCTTGCCAGACCGCCATAGTTTGGCCGTAAACCCATTCTCAATTAGGTGGCTGTAATTAGTTGGGTTAACAGGCACCATCACGTTGCGCTGCGCTGCAACGCTTCTTTTTGGCTTGTGATAAGTCTTAAAAGCCATGATCTTAAACTTGCGGCGCGGGCCGATGATTGCGTAAACTGCGCCTGTTTTTTTAGATGTCGTTACGCGGTAGCCGAGACTCTTCTTAAGCTGGCCAGTTGTGCCGTAACGAAAAACCTTTTTGCCCTGGTACATAATCCGCTTGCGCTTGGCCGGCACGAGAGTGCGAGCGGTACGAAGGATAGGCGTAGTGCACGCTCTTGCCACACGGCGCAAGGCAGGCTTGATCTTCTTGCCAGCATCTCGCAGAGCATCTATTAGATCAACTGCTCCGGCCAGATTTAAGCGAAGGTCGCGAGAGCTAGCCATTACGCATTTTCCTCGGCATCAATCTCCAGCGAAATGCCTCTTTCTTCAAGATCACGCACTCCTCGTACATTCAGTTCCCGGCTGCCAAATAAAATGCGATGCTCTGCAGTCACATCGGATCGATGGCGTATCGTCACCCGGTGCGTGATGTCTGCCTGCTGCTGATTGGCTAGCTGGCTCTCGGTCGCAGTCACAGGCAGCACCTTGCCCCAGACAGTGGCGTAAGTCGCCCAAGTGCGAGTGGGCTGGCCGTAGCTGTCGGTGCTGTCGGTTGCCGACTGTAGCGCCAGACGGTGCCTCAGCTCGCCGATAATCACTGGTAGTCACCTACCGAGTAAATCTTCAGGATTGAATCGACTGCCAAAGGCACTTCGCTTCCGGCACCTGGCTGAACCGCAGAGCGGTTTTCGTACCAGTGCGCCACGAGCAGCTTGATGCAGGTGGTCAGCAGCGCAGGCACGTTGGCAGCAGCAGTGCCATAGCCGGCAACATAATCAACTTCGACTGCGTTTGCCTTGCCATTCTCGGTGTTAGGCCAAATGTCCAGCGGCGTAAGATTTAGCCTGGGCGGGTTGCCATCGAGGTCTAGCTCGAAATCACCACCGGCAAATGTCAGCGTGGTTAGTGTGCCGTTTTCGTCGTAGTAGCGGATGCGCGGCATCGCATAGCTGTAGGCACCACCCACTGCGATTTGCACCGCAGGCCCACGCAGCAACTCAATAGCACCTTCTGGAAAATAGTCCATCGTTTGGCGGTAGGTCGTGTTCACCAGTGGCCTGCGAGTTTGCCGCTCGACATAGTCGCGGCCAGCAGATATTAGCGCATTTATCAGCGCATCATCTGTGCTGTGGTCAACGCGCAGGTGGAGCTTCATGTCAGCGAGTGACACTGGCTCCACCGTTGCGACGGTTAATACTTTGAGGCCCACTTAGCGCTTGCTCCGTTTAGCGGCTTGCTTGGCCTCAGGTGTTTCCACCTCGTTAGCTTTATTTTCGACAATGCCGTCCACGCAGATCGCAAAACCAGCGGCAATGATTCGACTCGCATCGGCTGCATCAGGATGATCCCAGATGTCACCGACACGGTATGTGCCGAGAGGACCGGAGATACATTCGAGCATTTGAATCTTCATTGCCTTGGCTTCCTGATCTGCGTGGACTATTAAAAGTTAGGCTTGAACCATGTGCTTGATCGCACCGCTGGCCAAGATCTTGCTGTCAGTTCTGGCCCATGCCGTGAATCCAACTGCACCGTTTGCGGCGTACAGTTCGTCAAGCCGTTGGATGCGGATGTTAGCCACATCGCGGATCAGGAACTTGTTCATGGCACCGAACACCATGGTCTTGAGGCCGGTGGTGATGGCGCTGTTCAGGCTGTTGCTGATGACTAGGGGGAAGCCGTGAATGCGAATTTCGCCAGGGATGCGATAAGACTCTTGGAACAATGGCTGGCCGTTGCTGTCCACCAGCTTGCGGACATACAGCCACACGCTGTCATGCATCACCAGAGCGCAAGAAGGATCTTGGCGGTAGGCAATGTCGACGCTGTGAATCAGGTCGAGGATTTCGGCTGATGTGATTGCGGTTGCGCTGGCAGTGGTTTTGCCTGCGGTGCTGGCCGCAATGCCTGTCGGTTGGCTAGAGCCTGTGCCGGTTGCGACATAGTCGGCCATGATCCGGCCAAGACGCTCGCCGAGCAGGTCACCAATGTAGGTTTCCAAGTCAACAGCGTTGTCATCCAAGAGCTGCCAAGATACCTTTAAAGCCTTGCTGCTCATGGTGTAGGCACCAAGAGAGATCTGGCCGAATGAGGTATCGGCAACAGTGAGTGCGCCATCTTCGGCCAACAGCACGCCTTTGGTGCCGGTGTCGTCGTTGGTTGGCATGGTCATCGGCTCGCCAGACTCGGTGCGCAGCACCTGAGCGTATTCGCGCAGCGGGTTGAAATAGAGCAGCGCCTTCTCGATGCGCTCGACCAGGACAGTCGGCACGTTGTAACCGCCGAGGCTGCCGGTGCTAATCACCTGGGTGGCTGTGCCGCGCTCTTCCAACTCACGCCGACTGCGAGGCGCGGTATCAAACAGGCGCACATTGAAATCCCGGCTACGCAGGCTAACACCAACGCGCTCGGCAGCGGCTCGGTGCGCATCAGTTGCCCGGCCATTGCCTTCCAAGAACCAGCCACGCATGGCCAGCTTGCGATCGTTGTGGTAGTTTTTGTCTGCGACATCCTTCACGATGTAAGGCGTGTTCAATGGCATGGGTTTGCTCCTGCGAGTGGTCTGGGATTCCAACTTTTCCAATAGGCTGGCGCAACGCGCGCCAACCAAATCCAATGTTCTTTCAGCCTCGGCAGCCTTGTCAGCGCTGGCCATCTCCTCTTCTGGCACAAAGTTCATGGCCTCTTCGATGGCGGCCACCCGCGCATCGAGATCGGCAACGCCTTGGACTAGTGCGTCCATGGCGGCTTGTTCTTCTGGAGTGAGCGCGCGAATCTGCTCGATCAGCGCTGCCCGCTCGTCAATCAACTTTTTTAATTCGGCAACCTTTTCCATGTGAATCTCCTTTGAGTCAGAAAATAAAACACTGGCAGCACGATAGCCGTGCGATGCAAGCCATCGCGCGCGCCTGATTTCAAACTCCACATGTCGCAGGCCGCGCAAGGCAACAGTGGTATCTGGGTAAGCAGGTATCGAAACAACCGATACCTCATGTAGATCAATGCGGTTTAGCGTTCTCAGTGCGTTGCCGTCTTCGTCCTTGTACCAAGTGTCGCCACCGGGTGGCACAAGAAAGCCGAATGACATTTGGTTCACTACGCCAGAGCGCACCAACTGGCGCAGGTCGTCGGCGTAGCTCACACCTTCAGGCAAATCTATTTCAACTCGCAGGCCGCGCTTGTCGCTGGAAACCTTGAGAGAACCGTTGGTTGTCCTGGCTAATGGCTGGCTGGTGTTGTGATCCCATAGCGCTCTGATGTCGGCGTTGTTTTCAAGTGACTTGTCAAACGCGCCAGGTGTAATCCTTTCCCTGAATCCGCCTAGGTCTTCGCTCAGTGCTGGCGCATAAACTGCGGCATAGCCGACCAGCTTGCCTCCTTCCTGCTCCAGTTTGCTAGTTCGTTTTTCGAGCATTGCCGCCTCCTCTTTTGCGTGTTGGTGTGTCCCCGGCACTGGCTGGGTTAGGGCTAGCGCCGGGCGAAAGCGCGGGGACCAGTGCCGGGGTGGCTGATGGCGCTGAAGGGCCGTCTGGCGCAGTCAGCGGTTGCATGTTGAGCGGTTGTAGATACTGGTCGCCACCCTCAATAGGTGCTAGATTTTCCCGCTCGCGTATCTCGTTTGTTGAGAGAATGCCCCAGTTTTTCGCAACCGCATAAACTTCGTAACGAGTCTTAATATCCGCTCTGAGCAAGCCTTCGATTAGGTGCTCAAAATAGTATTCCCTGCGCTCGACTGTGTTTAGCAGTTTGATCTGCAGTTCCTGCTCCAACCGAATTAGCCAGGGGCGAAGTGTCTCGGTGTAAAACGCTTGGTTTTCTGCCTCGATGCTTGAATAGGTCTGGCCAGTGTTGTCACGCAGCTTGCTCGATGGACAGTTGAACCACCTAGCCACCTCGGCAACTTGGAACTGTCGAGTCTGCAAAAACTGTGCATCGTCTGGCGGCACACCAAGCGCCTGCCATTTCATGCCTTCCTCGAGGATTGCAATGCGGTGCGCATTGTCGAGGCCGCTATGCAGGCGCTCATAGTCACCACGCAGGCGCTGCCGTGCGTCGTCGCTCAATCTGCCTGGGTGTTCCAATACGCCTGATGGCCTAGCACCAGTGCCAAACAGCTTGGCACCAAATTTCTCGGCAGCCAGTGTCAGGCCTAGGCTCTCACGAGCAGTGCGAACCACGCTGTAGCCCATAACGCCATCACCACCGAGGCCGCGTAAATGAATGACATTGGCACCAGCAAGAGTGACATGGCCGCCTTGCGGTTGGCGCACTTTGTAGTAGATGTTGCCATCGACCTCGCGGTAAGGCTCGACGCGCTCTGGTGCGAGTAGCCACAGCGCCACTGGCACGCCATCGCTGGCTCTGCGCTCAATCTCGGCGTAGCCGTTGCCGTAGGTCAGAGCGTGCGCAAACAGGCTTTCCCTAAACACGAGCGAACCGATGCCAGGGCAAGGCTCGTCGTGCAGCAAACCATAGAGCGGGTGCTCGCTGGCTCGGGTGCGGGTGGCTCCGTCTCGGCGATAAGTGATTAACGGTAGGCTGGCAGCGCCTTCAGAAATGACACGCACTGCAGCCCACACGGTGGCGCAACTGAGTGCGCTTGTTTCATCGACACGTACTCCCGACTCGGTGTTCCTGCCGCCTAGCAAATCTATTAGGGCAGGATTATTCAGCACCGCAGCGGGTGATATGCGCTTTTGCAATCCGAATATGCGATGAATGAAATTTGCCATAAAGCTAATCATTCAAACTGCTGACACGATCACCGCCAAACGCAGATAGCCCACTGGTGGTAAACAGCACCAAGTCGGTCCACCTCATGCCATGATTTCATCCAGGTGCGCTTGCCAGATCGGCAAGGTCCTTCTGTGCTGCACTGGTAGTGGATGGTTGAAGTGTCTATTCCGGCAACTACCACATAGTGACCAATGCCGTGCGCTGGTGTGGTCAGGCAAATGATGACGCGGTCTGTTTCGGTAAATGCTTTCAGGTCGTCCCATTCCATACTGCCTGCCAGCACATGGCAGCCAATTGAGCGAAAAAACGCCTCGATGCTGCGCGGGTCGGTGCCGTCAAGGCTCGTGCAGTTTAGGATTTGGAAATGGCTGGCCTTGGGTCTGCGCTTAATGTGTCGCAGCACTACCTGCACAGCAATTAGTCCGCAGTCATGATCACCAGACTGCCGCAGGTCAGGCAGAGAAATCACAACATGCCCAGCCCGCGTCCTTCGTAGACGCTGGTGCCAGTCACCTCGCCTAGCTGTGCCCTGGCTATTGCCATCACGCCTGCCACGCACAAGTCAATTTTCTCGGTGCTTTTCGATTTGCTCGGTTTGATATTGCCTGCGCTGTCGTTCTCGATCACAGCATTGCCCCAGCACCAACGCTGCACCGGGTGGCCATCGTGCCACAGCCTACCCTGCAAAACCAACGACTCTGCAGCCTTGGCCGCTGGTGACATGCTGGCATAGCCTTGGCCAAACGCCACAACGCTCAGGCCTTCTTGTTGCAGTTCTTGCGCCAGTTGCGCTGCGTTCCAGCGGTCGATGGCGATCTCACGAATGCGGTACTCACTGGCCAATGCCATGATTTGCGCTTTGATTTCGCTGTAATCAATGACCTCGCCTTCGATAAGCGTTAGATGGCCTTTGGCTGCCCACTGGTCATAGCGCTGTTTGTTCCTGCGTTCGCGCTCTTTCACTGCGCCAGTTGGTGCCCAGGCAAACGGCTTCAGAATGATTTTGTCGTCAAATGGAAACGCCAGCACCAAGGCGCTCAGATCTTGCGTGCTGCTGAGATCAAGTCCAGCCCAGCACGCTCGGCCTTTCAGGTCTGGCAATGGCGCAGCGCAGGCATCGTAGCGCTCCATATTTAGCCAGCGTGTGCTGCTCTGCGTCCACTGGTTCAAATGCAGCCTGCGGAAAGACTGCTCCTCGGCAGGTGATGCGAGCGCTTCGTTTACCTTTTGCCGAAAGTAGTCAGGTTTAACGGACACATTGTATCCGGGATTAGCTGCCTTCCATGTGGCCTCGATGCGCCAGTCCGCCTCGGGTGGTGCCTCATAGATCACTGGCAGCATCGTCTCGTCGAGTTCTTGGCCGGCAGTCCTTGCATCGGCTACAGCTTTGCCTCTGCTGTAGATCTCATGCCATAGGCTCTCGCAGTCGTAGCCTGCTGTGGAAATCATGATGACGCTAGGCTGCCTGCGTGCCAGCACTGATGTAGTCAGAGCCTCGTATAGTTCACGATTTGGCCAGACGTGGAGCTCGTCCATCACTACTGCTGAGCAGTTCAGGCCGTGCTGCAGCTTGCCATCGGCGGCAATGCATCGCAGGAAACCGCCCGACTTTTTGACAATCTCGCGGCGCAAAACCGTGCATCGAGATGCCAGAGTCGGACAGCTTTGCACCATAGCCGCAGCGGTATCAAAAACAATTGCTGCCTGATCTCGGCTGCCGGCAGCACACACCACCTCGGGGAACTGCTCGCCATCGGCGAACAGGTGATACAGGCCAAGCATGGCCGCTAGTGTGCTCTTGCCCTGCTTGCGTGCCAAGGCAATTGGCATGGCTCGGTACTGGCGCAGGCCGTCTGGCCGAAGCGTGCCATAGAACGGGCGGACGATGTCACGCCACTGCCAGTCGGACAAGATGAAAGGTTGGCCTGCGTGCTCGCCTTTGATATGCCGTAGGCTTGCCGAGAAGATGGCGACACGCTTCGCCGCTGCCGGACTTAACCGAGAATCTTGAGCAAGGCCGATGGCATCTCGTCGCCTTGGTTGGCCTCGGCCTGACTTTCCGCCGGCAGCCTTGTCGTTCCCCTGGTGCGGGGGCTCAGGTACAGGCCGCATAGGCAGTCCCTCAGCCGGCTCTCGCACCGGCCTAGCTCGGCGTAGAGTGGGTGCATCACCACGCCGCCTGCTGCGTTTTTGACCGTGCTGCTCGTGAGTGCGTCCAGTTCCACTTGCAGGCGTTCGCACCTGGCTGCGCTTCTCGCCGCCAACGTCACCGCCATCAAATCGGACTTGCCGCCCACGCCCAGCGCGGCCATCGCCCCGATTAGCCATTTATATATCCTTTGCTCATCTGCCTTCAGTCCCGGTGCTTTAGCTGGCAATGCTCCGCCCGGTCGCATCCAGCCGCCCCGATCCTGTGATTTTCTGCCCCTAGCCATGTATATCACCCCATACGCCAAGCCTATCGTAATTGGCAGACCAAAAAC